AAAAAAAAATAAAAAACGTCAAAGTAAAAAATTTAAAAATTGTAAAGTACAAACTGATAGTTCTGACCAAAGTGCTTATGAAAAATTCTATCGTACTCATATGTTGAATATGTTAGATCGTCGCATATATGAACAAATCAAAGATTTAGATCCTGATTACGTCCCTAAATTAGTCGATGATATAATCACATTTGTGCAAATGGCTACAATGAAAGTTGAAGGTATGTCTTTTTATGAAGTCATAGTTTTAGCTGTGCGTGTTTTCTTCAAAAGTCGTTATAACGAATCTTCAGGTAAATTATTGTTCAAGCGACTATTTCCTTATATTAAAGATATTTTTTCTAACTTAACTGTACAAGGAGATTTCTTTGAAACTTCGCGCAATTTTCTAAATTCTTATAAGAACATAAATGAAAGTCCAATTGTTCTAAAGTTATACAAATGCTGCACATACTTGATGACAATGTCAGTTTTTGAGAAAATTGGTATAACATTTGAATCTCTTGGTTATTCCAAGTTAGAAGAAGTTACACTTAAGAAGAAATTTTATAAGAAAACTGATTTTATTTATGTATTATGTGATACTATTCTCTTCGTATTGGAGAGAGGGTATCAAGTTTATGTGACACAAGATATAAATTGTTTATTCCATTCAGGTGGAACTTATAAACAATTATATGAAGATTGCAGATTGTTGATCCGCCAAAATCAGCAATTACATAACCCTGAAGCTAATGGTTTCACTGAATCTGATTATCGAAATCGTCTTGATGTTGTAATTGAGAAATTAGAAAATATCAGCAAACATTCTTTCAGATTAGATAAATCTGATGTCAATGTTATTAAATGTACATTGAATGATATGTTAATGATGCGTGACGACTTAAACACCAAATCAGCAGCAAGACAGAACCGCAAAGCACCATTTGGTTTGTTAATATTTGGTGATTCTGGTATAGGTAAAACCACAATCACTAGTATGATGGCTACTTTTTTCGCTAAGCACGAAAAACTACCATCTGGACCTGAATTCAGATATACAGTTAATCCTGCAGCAAAATACTGGGATGGTTTTCTAACATCCCAACATACAGTTATTCTAGATGATATTGCTAATGAATCACCTGAATTGGGTGACCCAGGCTCATTAAATGTTGTTATACAAACAATGAATAATCAAGCTTTTTGTCCAGATCAAGCATCATTGGAAATGAAAGGTACAACTCCATTTCGTGGAAAATTGGTTATTGCAACAACCAATGTTAAAAATTTAAATGCCTATCATTATTTTTCGTGTCCATCAGCTGTACAAAGACGTTTCCCATATATAATTACTCCTACTGTTAAAAGAGAATATCTTAACGAAAGAAATATGTTGGATTCAGAGAAAGTACCTACTGATCAGCCTTACCCTGATTTATGGTTCTTTAAAGTTGAATTAGTTAGACCCACACCAATTGATCAAGGTAAACATTATGCTAAAATAGAAACTGTGTTGGAAAACGCCAATATAACTGAATTGTTACAATGGTATCACACAGCTATAATTAGATTTAATGATGATCAAGTTCGAGTTGAAAATTGTACAAAATTAATGTTGGAAACAGAATTATGTCTTTGTTGTAATTTACCTGACACACTCTGTCAATTAAGACCTCAAGGTTTTATGAATGATGTGGAAAATTTGGGTTATTTTACATTAGGTTTCCTCTGTTGTTTAACAATTTTATCTTTTATGTGGTCTTCTTTTGTATCAAGACCAGAAATTCAACGGGTTCGTCTATTTATTTCATATTATACTAGTTTAAAACGTAATATAAATATATATCGTATTAAACAGAACGAACTGATTACTAAATTGACCAACGTCAATACATGGGTCACGATGGGAGATAGAATGAAAGATGAATTAAAACAACCTAAATTTTTTCTAGCTTTGACTTTAGCAATCACATCATTTATTACATTTTATAAGATGTATAATAAATTAACTCCACAAGGTGATGTTTCAGCTGATATAGGAAAAAGACCTTTAGCTGAGATCAATGGTCGTGAAAATGTATGGTATAATAATACTTTAGATGTTTCAGTTGCAAATTTTTCACGTGAAAGTTCCTCTTCTAAAAGTGTAGATTTCACACAATTTTGTTCTAAAATATCTGAGAATGTATGCCACATCAAAATCAAGAGTGTTAAGACAAATAAGATAAATAGAGGTAGAATGGTTGCTTTGGGTGGCCATATTTACCTAACAAATAATCATAATGTTCCTGATTTAAGTGAAGGAGGACATATCAATGTAGTTTTTACTCATTCAAAAGGGGTGAATTCTAATAGCGATTTTTGCATAAGTGAATGTGATGTGCAAAGAGTGCCTTACCATGATTTGTGTTTCTTAACCCTTAGATCGTTGCCACCAAAGAAGAAAATAGTGCAATATATACAGAAAGGTAAGGCAAATGGTATCTTTAATGGAATGTATATAAATCGTGCAGAGAATGGTAATATGACCTTAAATCCAGTTAAGAAAATTCAACTATTACCTGAACGTAAATTTACTTATAAAGATATTAACATAGAAGCCAAACATGCTGTATGGTTGGGTAAGAGTGATGAATCTACCCAAAGCGGAGATTGTGGTATGCCTCTTCTGATAAATAGTGCTTATGGTTATTGTATAGTAGGTCTCCATTTTTTAGCTAATGAAATGGTTAAAGGAGAAATTTATGCCACTCACTTAGATGGTATTTTTATTGAAGAAGTATACAATAGTTTATCTAGCTTTAATGTAGCTGCTGGAGATTTTTCTATGGTATCAAGCAAAAGTAAACAAAGACCTGTTACTGACCTACATAAAAAATCAGTATTTAGATATTTACCTGAGGGTAGTGTAAATGTATATGG